CCAGCGAACGGTGCAAGTGCATCAACCATTTGTAATGCCATTTGACGGCGGAACGACTCATTTGCTGGCTGTGTTGAACCTGCAGCAACCTCAAAATCAAAGTCACCTTGCAGATAGTCACGGTCAAAGTTCACCCAAACAGGTTCCCCGTCTTTGCCCATAACACGTGCCACCTGCTCACCAATCATATACTGTTGAGCCAACTGCACCATACGGCGACCAATTTCTGCAATAGCCTGTTCAACAGTAGCCAACTTGTCTGAGGTTCTAGCATTGGCTGCATCTTGCATCAACGATGTTTCGGTTGCGGTGCGGCGAATCTCTGATACGCCGCCACGTTGAAATTCTGTAACACCAGAAATACGGTCAATGTCACCAACAATAAGATTGGTTTGATTATAGAACTCTGGCGGGTTAATAACTGCTGGGAAAGCAGAGACAACAGCCCCCAAACTTTCATCAGAAATAACAGGAACCATAACGTTATCTTGGTCAGATTCCAACGCTGTGCGACCCAACTGGTCAAATGCGTTTTCCTTGTATAGATATTTACGCGCAAACTTTTTGCGATGATTCATCATCTGTGAACGTGTTTCGTTCAATTCTTTTTGCAATGGTTCAATAGATTCCAAATCACCCATCGGATAGAAATGGTCAGGGATGTCATAGTTGCGCAACATTACAAACGGTTGCCCAAACGAGTACGGCATCTTTATAGGTTTAACTAAAAAGTTTTCACCCTGTTCCGAGAAAATACTCATCATGTTGCTGGCTACATCATAGAATTCCCAAATTTCTGCGTATCCAGCATTTTTGTCGTGAATCTTTTTACGTGACGGGTCATCAGCATAACGGCTAACAGCCATAACTTTAACCTGCTCACGAGCAGCCTTGTTGTAGCGTTTGTCTTGTTTAACATCGTTGATTGGTCGGCGGATACGTTGAGCAATCCAACGAATATCGTGCATATTTGTTGCATCTGGGTCAACAAACACGTCATTAGGTGAAACCCGTTCAGCGAACGGGCTGTCTTCCAAAATTATGCTAGTTGGTGTTGACTCGCCACCTTCAACAGCATCAGAAACCTCTGTGTCTCCACCTTGTGTGTCTTCTTCTTCAACGAAACGGTAACCAACTTTCATCCAACCATGTCCGACAGTTAACATGTCTTTGACTGCACGGCGGAAATGTGAACGAATATCACGATGTTTCCACCAATAATTAACTACCGCTTCAGCGATAACAGCCTGAGCAGCATTATCTGGATTAACAGCATTGACAGAAATCTTCGGATAGTTTACCGAAATACTAGGCGAAATAACGTTAATAGTGGAAAACGAAATATTAACCAACATACGGTCTTCAGTTTTATAGTCGTCAAAATGACGACCTTTATACATGTCAACCATGCGCCGCCAAGTACCATCATAACCATCTTCTTTACGCCACTTACGGCTAGACTCAATACGTTGTTTAGATTGAGCCAAATAATCACTCAAATTTTTCTTAGCCATTATATGTCCCTACCTTTATGCCACCCAATATGTTCATCCAATTTTGTTCCAACACTATCAACTTTATTAGCAACCTTTTGCAACAAATCCCTAGATTCGGCATGTTGACTAGTGTTTTCTGAACGTAACTTGTTTAAAACAACCACCACTGGACCCGTAATCAAAGCAACAACAATGGGGACAATGACGGCTTCCATATTACATCCAATTAGTTACAGGCTCAGCCTGCACTCCATTGATAGCCGCATCCGCCACAATTTTGCGCTGTTTCTCAGCAATAGTATCCCCATGAAAGTTGTCTTTGCCGTAAGTAAAACCCAAACGAACACTTTTTATGTGGCAGCCGAAACAAATTGCACCACGATGGGGCAATTCTTCATCATAAAACTGTCTAGAACATTCTTCGCAAGTAAAATTTGTCATCTAATAACACTTTCTTGTTCCCAAACTACCTAAAAGGAGTCTGACTGCGCACATTATGTGCGCCAATAGGTGTTTTTTCCGCTTTTCTACCCCCAAAAATATGTTTTTCCCACCACAACAAACTATTTTCAGGCGGTTTACTAGACGGACGATACTCAGGCAACCAAACATACTTCAACATCTGATTAGCAATAGCCAAAGAAATAACACGGTCATCATGCGGACTACCAGACATCTTACCGTTTTCCTTCCGAACAAAAGTACGTAACTCCGCAATAGTCAAACGGTCATAAACCTGCACAGTATCAGTACGCATAGCAGCAGACAACTCATCAATAGCCAAAGGTTTAGTAGTAGCCGTAGTACGCCACCCCAAAATATCCGTAGCCTCAGGACGAACATGCGCCAAACGGCGCTGCTTATAAAGATTCTTATAACCATGCTTCTGAGCAGCCTTAAGAGTAGTCAAACCATGATTATTATTCTCAATACCTAATAACGCAGTATTATACCACCAACCCAACTCAGCCAACATCTCACCAAACAAATCTGGTTCAATACGACCATGCCAAGTAGCGACAACAACACCACTTTTAGCCTCTATGATATGGGCAGAACTATAGTCACCGTAAGATAAACCTTCAGCAACGTCAGCGCCAATTACATAAACAGATTCTTTTTGTGGAAAAGCCCAAACATGCAACTCGCCGTTATCGGAATAACGAAACTCGCCATTACCATCAGAATACAAATGATAATACCCACGACTAGGTTCCACAACAGACATATCATCCAACATTTGAATATCAAAAACAGGATTACCCGACTTAATAAATGCTTCCTCGGGGAATGTTGGGTACTCTTGGTGTAGTTGCCAAGGGTGCATGTTTGCCGCCTTAGCATTATACCAATCTTGGTTACGTTCACCGTCCGCAGACCAAGGAAAAAAGATGCCTTTAAACTTGTTGGCGTTGGTTTGAGAACCAACCCACAACTCGTGATAAAAATTACCTGAACCATTAGCAGTAGACAAACCAATCACACGACCACCAACGTCCGTAACAGGTTCAATAGAAGCCCACGCTTCCTCAGCATTAGGCAAAAACGCCCACTCGTCAACAATAACCAAATACACAGACTCACCACGAGCAGGGTCATTACTAGACGGCAACGACTCTATAGCGGATTCGTTATCAAATACCATCTTTAATTGATGTTCTGTAACTTGTTGCGGACCACGCAACTTAAACCATTGCGGCAAAAACTTGTAACCATACTTAGCCTTAGACAACAACTTCACAGACTCACGTTCAGTGCGACTCAACATAACAATAAAACGGTCAGCAAAAAAATATGCTAACCAAAAACTATAGGCGGCAGCCAACGTACTAAAACCAATCTGACGAGCCTTTAAGACGATACTGTAACGTTCACTCATCCAAGTTTTGACAGTTTCTATTTGCGCTGGACGTAACTTAAACAAAATACGTCCCTTTTGCGGATGTTTTACATACCAATATTTTTCACAAAAATAAGAAAACGCAGCCAACTGCTCATCAACACTGGCATTTTCAGGTCCACGACACTTACGAAACTCTGCTTCGTTTAACAGTTCATTTAATTCCATTATTTACCCCAAGGCTGCCAACCATTGCCGTTACGTTCTTCAGAGTACTCAAAAATAGCCAAACCAGCACGTAAATTCACATCAGGAATCAACAACTGTTTACACGAACTCAAAATACCTTGAGACTGCAACCACCCACTAGGATTATATCTATTGGGTAGACACCAAAACTGGTTGATTTGCAACAAACCACCAGACCCACCATTAGGGTCACTAGGGTTAAACACACTGGGAAAGCAACGTGACTCACGCCACATCACATAATCTAACTTAGACAACTCCTTACGGGACCAACCCACATCCAAAGCATCATCCAACCAATGCCCACACTTACCCACCAACTCCCTAGATACCGCATGAACATGACTAATAGGCATAATTAGACATGCAACAATAATGGATACAAACCATTTACGCATAACACCATCCTAACAGATTGTTATTTAGATTATTGCAAAAATTCTTTCACAGCCACAGGAACATCATCCCCAGCCACATAACGGATATGCCAAGGCTCAGACTGAACCTCGTGACTAAACCCAAACTTGTCCTCGTTAGCCAACAACCAGTCCAATATTTTACCATTAGCGTTAGCGACATCAACAGCCAATCCCAACATGTGACGGCTACAAGTTTTAGGGTCATCATTAGGTGCAGCCAAAGGCGCAAAACCACGTTTTAGCCACCATTTCTGACCATTCCAAGTCCTGCTGGTAGAATTAGCAACAGGTTCTTTTCTATAACGTTGCAGAAACGCTGTCTTCTGCTGTTCAATGCTACGAAACTGGTCACCCAAACTAGTTGGCTTTAAAGTAATACCATCCTTAGCGGCAGCAGCAACCATCGCATCCCACGCATCCGCAGCACACAACTCCATT